TTATATTCCATGGGAACCCGGTTTGGGTAGGAATATCGCGCAACGCTTGGCGATAAACTGCCCAGACCAAATCATCCACCGGGGCATCCGCAAGCTGGGTCCAGTCGCTCTCCGCCAAACGCGCAGCCCGGTCAGCCCGCACCAACTTAGCCTGCTCCGCATCCTTTGCAGCCTTATAGGCTGCTTCTTGCTGGGCAGCGGTGGCGTCTGGCGTATCGGTGAAGATCGGCCCCAAGATGTACTTGGTGTACCACTTGCCATCAGCCTGCTGCTCAACACCCTGGCGCATGGAGTACTGGTACACCGTGCCGCCGGTAGCCTGCGCCCCTTCAAACACCGGATCAACGCCAATGGCTTCCATCACCTCTGGCGTGAGTGTTTCGTAGGACGGACCACCATTGGCCAGAAGATAGGCGCGCAGTTCGCTCTCGAACATCACGGCGCCAGTGGATCGAATGCGGAGTTCCATAATGCCCTCTATGCGATTGCCAGGAAGATGAATGTACCGCCGTTAGCATTAATAGCAGCAGGGGCGGTTGAACTGATCTCAAATCCTGCCGAATATGTATCTACATAGTCTGTATTCGTCACTTCAGCAGCCGTTGAGTTCAAAAGCAAATAGCTGTCATTACCCGCCACAATCCCACGCGCGCTGTCCCAAACATACCAATCACCCGTGCTGTCGGTGCGCTTGATTAGGACGAAGCGTGCGCCGCTAGTAAAGCCGCAGTCGATTTGCTTGGTGGTGCCAGAGCCGGTGTAAGAACCGACCTTGGATACGCCTGCGACTGTGGCGAAGAGGTAGGCGACGTAGGTGTACGCGGCGCTAACATTTACTGCACTTACACCCCCTACTGTAAACACAGATGATGTCGGCGCAGTATTATTCCAATAGCCTGAACTTACAGTCGTGGCATTTGTGGAATTAAGGAACATGTATTTAGTTGGTTCGCCGTGATAAACTGCCCAATTTGCGCTATTATTTCGGGCCTTAATAATCATTAATTCAGGCGCAGAACCTAAATTATGCGTGATTGTACGCCCTGCAACACCGTCCCCCGTATAGCACACCACATCAAAGAAGCCGGGGGCGCGGCGGAAAGCTTCATACACATTTGAAAGCCCGCCCCAATTTGAAGGCACCTGAAATCCGGTGTTGTCCCAAAATAAAGATTCCCCCGCAGTCCCAGATTCTGCTGCCGTTGAATTGGTGTATATAACAGAACCTTTTTCAGTTGCGTTAGTGCTTACTCCCCTAAGACGATCAACAACAGCATTATTGGCTGCTCCCGAACGATACTTAGTAAGCAAAAAATCAACCGGGAAATTAGTGGTCAGCTTCGTGCCAGTAGCCGCACTTGACGCAATCGGACTGAACACACTCGTCCCCGTAGTCGGCGTCTTCATCGGGCCACGGCGGATGGCGATGTAAATGTAGGTGGTGGCTGAACCAGTTGTCGAATTTTGATAAAAGCCAGTATTTGTCAAACGAATGTTTGTCCCAGATGCTTCAGCACCGGAGCTATTTGCCAATAAATATTGCTCGCCGCTAACAGTAAAGCCCCTCATATTGTCAGCCATCCACCAGTGACCTGTTGTGCTGGATGCTTTCATAATAACAAGTTGCGGCTCATACCCAAGATCGATAGTGGCTATGTCGCTTCCACTACTCGTAAACGACCCACAGCTAATCACATTGTCCGTGCCAGTGGCGCCAAAGCCGCCTGCATCATGGGCAAAGAGATAGGCGACGTAGGTTTTACCGTTACCATTAACCGAACCATCATTGCCAACACTAAAAACTGAGGATGTCGGTGAGGTATCATTCCAATACGTTGAAGATGTTGAAGCGGCAATAGTATCCTGTAGCCACAAGTATTTTGTTGCACCTATAGACCTATGATAAACGGCCCAGTATTCTCCGGCTGTTGAAGTGGATTTAATAATTATGCAACCTGGGGCTGATCCTAAATTGTGACTTATTGTGCGGCCAGATACACCATTCCCCGTATAAGTCACAACATCAAAAAACTTCGCCTGCTTGCGGAAGGTCCAGGAGGCGTATGTTGCGGCACCAACGCCAATTCCAGTTGCATTTCCTATGGTAAACCCATTTGTATTGAAAGGACCAAGACTGTAAGGAAGCGAAACTTCTGCGTCAGTGGTGTTGCTATTGATTTCCTTTTGTGATCCGCGTGCAGTATCAAAAAGAAAATTATTAGTAGCATCAGAGCGGCTTTTAATCCAAACCATCCCACCTTTTGTAGAAAGATCAATGCCGTTCGTGATGGTTTGTGACCCGCCTGTCCCCGTATAAAGATACGTCGAGAACACATCTTCGATGTAGTTGGCGGCGGTTGCCCGCGCACCAAAACCGTAGCCCTTTGCAGATGCGGCGCCTTGGGTAATTACGGTTGGCATTAAACTACCTCACTTAAACTGCGTCTGAGAAGCAAACACCGTGAACGCGGCGCTGCCGGTCTTAATGATGGTGTAAGTATAGACATCAATACCAGAGGCATTGCCAGCAGCCCATGCCGTGCCACCTTGGTACTTCGGCGTAACCGAAGAACCATCCACTTGCACCACGTTGTTGTAATAAGCCGTGCTACCCTGCGTCACCAAGAAAGCCACCGTGATCGCCTGGCCGGTTGACATCGCCGTATTTAGCGAAGTGCCAGAGGAAGCGCGGAAGTTCACCGTCCAGTTAGCCGAAGCATTGGACGTATAGTAAATCACGCTTTGCGTGGTGACATCATAGTTAATGGTGCCAGTAGCAGCCGTAGCAGATACCGTAGCTGTCTCCGCCGCGTTAGCCAGCACCGCCGCCAACACGCTAGAAGAACCATTGAACGTCTGCGCCGCCGTAAACGTGGTAGCCGTACCTGGCGCGACATAATCCGTACCAGCAGTGGCGTTAGCTAAGGCGCCACCGGAGTTAGCCTTCAGAATAGCCGTACCGCTTGGCGGCGCCAGGTAATCCGTCCCCGCCGTAGCATTCGCCAAAGCCCCACCGGAATTAGCCTTCAAGATAGCCGTACCACTCGGGGGCGCCAGATAGTCCGTCCCAGCCGTTGCCGCTGTAAAAGCCGAAGTGCCATTCCCCTTAACAATACCCGATAGCGTCTTGGCGCCAGTGCCCCCACTAGCCACCACCAAGGCGCCGCCACTAGCCCCGGCAAACAGCGCATCAATAGAATCCAAGTCGTTGTTTAACTTGGTGCCCCAGGTATCAGCAGACGCGCCAACCTCTGGCTTAGTAAGCCCTAAATTGGTGGTTGTCGTATCAGCCATTTAGAAACCCTCGCCTGTGCTGGGACACTTAGATTTGCGTCCATATTGTAGAGGAATCAACCAACGGCGTCCATGTTTTCGTGCCATCTGGGATTTGCTCCCACTTCAGAATGGCCGAAGCCACAAACTCGCTAGACGCCCCAATTTGGACCGAAAAATTACGAATAGCCAGGGCGGTAGCGTCCAAGTTAGAGGTGGCAGTCATCGCCACCCCAGATACATAGACCGCTTCCCCTGAAGCCGTCAGATCGCCCGAAGCCTCAATGTTTACACCGGATTGACGGTAGATAACGCCATCACCCGTGACCTCGCCAACCGCATCTATCTGGACCGCGCCCAAATAAACAATGGCGCCAGAAGGGGTTACAGACGCAACACCCTCTATGCTGGTGGCGCCGTTAAAAGTGCCGGTTCCAGCAGCCGTTAAGGCAGCAATGGCGTCAATTACAGACGCCCCCTCTTTGGGGTCTATGCCGTAATTACCTCGCCCATATAAGCCGCTGCCATAACCAGCCACTTAGATTACTCCAGGGTAATGTCGAGATCGCCAGCCGGAATGCGGAAAACGTCGCCCGTGCCAATGGTCTTGCTGGTGGTCAGTTCCCCGTAAGCCAACAGGTTCCCAGATGTGGAAGCATCAAAAATACCAACATAGGTAATTGTGCCCCAGGAACCCGTTGCAGTATCGAACTCAATAGCCCCGCTATTGGTGCTGGCGTTACCGCTGGTGGTCATCGTCGCCTGCTTGCGGGTGTAACCATTGCCGGAAACTTCCGTACCGCCACCACCCTCGCCAGGGGCAGCGGTGAACAGCCCAACATAAAGGCTCCCAGACGGCGAAGAATAAGCCGTCCCAGAGAACACATAAGCCATTATCTTGTTTTCAAGATAATTGGTGAAGGCGTTAGTGGTCATTAGCCGAAACTCCTTGCTCGCATCCGAAGGGCAGAGGTGGACATACGGCTTCGCTCATCCGAAACCTTTAAATCGCTCACTGCACGATCATATAAAGCGCCCCATACCGTGATGCGCTGATCGTCCTGTAAATAGGGCGCCGCCTGCAAAAGCGAGCCATAAAGGTACAAGTCTGGCGCCTCCACCAGAAGCCAATTACTCGTATTGGATACCGTCAAAGCGGGAATCTTGGCGTAATAGGTCAACTCACCCGTATAGGCAGATTCGCTATCCGGCGCCGGGATCACCTGAAACTGCTGGCCAATCTGCGTGTAATAGATCGGCTTGCCGCTCGCGCTGTTAGCCCCCTTCAGCATCGCCGCCTGATCTGGGGAAACGAACTCCATCACCGTGATGGGATTGGTGTTAATCTGAAAACGGATGCTTTCCAGCCAATCGCCCGGAACCGCGCTATACTCGCTATCCAACGTAGCCGTAGCCCGCTCCACCATCTTCCTGTGGCGGATGTTCCGGTTGAACTGGGCCTCCGCCAAAGTGATGAAATCAGGGATAACCGCCGTCAAATCAGCCCGGTTAAGCCAATCGCCTATAGAGGTTTGCAGGGTGGAATAGCTGGTAATCGCCATATTCATTCACCCCTAGAAGCAGCCGCATGGGCGCAGGAAAACTCGAAAGCCCCGATATGGCGCACATGATGGCTAATATCGTGGTCCAACATCACCTTAAACCCTGTTTCCCTGGCTGACCGGCAGAACCAGATGTCCTCGCCGCTATATACACCATTTTGGTAGTGTATGTGAAACCAAGGCTTCGCCATCTTGCGGAAAACTTCAGCCTTAATCAGCATCAGCCCCATACCAATGGCGGATACCTCTTCCAGCCCAGTACACCACTCTTCCGTATAAACCCGCTCGCTGGTCAGATCGTCACGGAAAGCCACCGGCTGGAGAGGTAATTTGCGCGTACTGTAATTAGCAGCAACAATATCCTCATCCCGCGCCAATAGCTGCCGGATGCTGTCCTTGGGGAACCGCATATCGGCATCAACAAACAGGACATGGGTGGCGCCAGCATCCAAGGAAGCCTGGGCCAATTCCTGCCGCTGGTTTACAATCAGCGTCCCTTGGTTCTGGAACAGTAGCACCCGGTCCTTGGTTGCCGCCGTATGGGCCGCAACGCACCGGGCTAGGTCAAAGGCAAACCCACTATCCACCACATCGCGGCAGGGGACACAGACAGAAACAATGGCGGGCATCAAACGCGTCCCGGCCTGGTACGGAAGAACCTATTCGAAGGATCATTCAGCCACTTCTTCATGGCTACCGGGTCATCCACGATGCCCTTCATCTTCAAATCATAAAAGACCGCCATGGGGATGGAAGCCACCTTGTTCCATTCGCCATAGCGCCCGTGGTCTTCATTAAACTGCGCCTTATTGGCTTCAATAATACTAGACACATCCTGGCGCTTTTCAATCAGCGCCGTATCCGTGCCCTCATCATAATGCCAGTAAGAAGTAATCCCACTCACCGGATCAATATTGAAAACCTTGTCAGCCATAAGCCACCTTTAAGGTGGGGCTGGCAGTCACCCGCCAGCCCCGTTGCTGTTACGAAGTCGTCAGGTCAGCAGCAATACCATGCGCGGCTTCCTGGCGGACCATCAAGCCGTATTCGCAAAGCATCATGCGCTTTTCCGCATCGCCGGTCTTCGCCAGGTCCATCGTCTGGATCGGGCGGAGGATCGCCGTAGCCGCGTATTCCGGGTCAAGCACGAAAGCATCGCGCTCACGCTGGAAGCGGTTCGGCACCACAGACACCGCGCCAAAGTCAGACACATAAACATCGGCGGCGCCAATGATCACAGTCGGCTTCGGAGTGGCTTGGTTGTAGCGGATTTCGGCAATGCCAGCGAAGCCGCTGACGGTCTGCTTGTTGAACGGGCCGACCATCAGAATCTTCGGCGTACCGCCTTCGGTCCAAACCTGGGCAATAACGTCCTTCAGAATGGTTTCCGTGAAGGTACGCTGCGTACCGTCAACGCGAGTGGCGTTCACCACACCATTGGAAATCGTCGGATCAGAACCGCCAGCGCCCTTGTTGGTGTTGGTGCGAAGGAAGGCAGGCAAGCCAG